CTCCCCCCATGCCGCCACAGATAGGTATTTCAACCTTCTGTGGCTATTACTCATCGCCAGCGCTTCACAAGCATGCTTGTGTTACGCCTCGTGTACTGACTGACCGCAAAAGGTCTATCTTCACACAATGGTGATGACAAACCCTGAGCTAAACCATCCGGCCACTGCAAGGGTGAATCAGTGCTAGATTCGGCAAAAAACCGAAGTAGCATTGACCAACCATCAATGGTCTTAGTAATGGATGGAGACTTAACATCCCAGACTCTATACTGCAGCTTTTGCAAGTTGCGGTTGAGCCTGCGACGCTTAGGTCTTTTCTCAACGGGTACCTCAACTAGACTGGGACATGCTAAATGCATGTCTTTCTCTGGTATCTCTCTGTAAACAGAGAGGAGGGCCCCTACGATTAGCTCGTAGGTGTTGTAGTACTGTCTAGCGTGAAGTGAATTTGCATAAGCAATCCACGACGTATAGACCTCAGGACTGGGGAGTGATGACCAGACCGTACGAAATCGTACGGGAGTGACGTCGATGCCATTGAAAGCATCCATGCCACAAGACTCTCTAAAGAGCCCACTGGTGCAACTCTTATCACGGTTTATTTTTAAACCAAATGATTCGAGTAGTTCGATTGCTCTCGCGACGTAAGTCGTTGGGACAATCACATCATCTCCATACACATAGATACTCTCACGAGTATCTGCGTCAACCGTACCCGCAGTAAGCAGCGACCAAATAGTTAGCGCCAAAACTGGGAAGCATAGACAACTTCCCATAGGAGCAAACTTATTTAGTGTAAGCTGTTTACCGCTAGGTAACAGTGTCGATGAACTTCTACATGCTTCCAAGCATCTATAAAGATGCGGAGGAAACAGTAGGCGAACTAAGTCCAGAGATACTCTATCTGAGGCCTCATTAAGGTCTAAGGTAGCGTATTTGCCAGTTCGCGACCCATAAAGGGCCGCTATCTGGTTTTGCCTCTGGCTTGTGAATCTAACACGGTGTTTTACAACCGGGTGAGACTCTACATGCGATACTATGGCTCGGCCTAGCCCTTGTTGAATCCATTGATAATCAACGGGTTCACAAGAAATAAGACGAGGCCCGCGAGAATCTTTCGGCACGAGTAACACTCGTGCAGGCAGATCCGCGTTACCAATCGACTCAAGTCGATGATAACTATCACAAACGTGCCCCAGCGATGCAAAGAAAAATGCATCTAAAGGGTATACGTCCGTGATCTTCCCGGAAACATTCGACCATAGGTACTTGTCCCAAGGCTGCTGCTTTGTAGCAACAACCCCAGGGCCGTGCCTAGGATGGATGTCGTAAGGGTCGAAAAAGGCAAAGAGATCTTGTAAAAGAATCCTTGCCTCGCGCACTATGGACTTAACATCCGTAGGATCTGTGTTAACAGATCTACGAATATGAGGGTCCATAGAATCCAATTGGTTTTGCGTTTCCGCAAAAACAGTGGACAGACCGCTGAGTCCTGAATCGGTTTTTTCAAACTTATCCAGAACCTGTAGTTCTTGTTCATTGGTATAAGGTAATTCATATTTGTAAAAAACAAATAAGATTTGCCTTAATGACCGGACGCAATCCGCACATGGGTGCAGATGGAGTGTTCCGTCTTGTTGGAATACTTGACTAAAAAGCTCACCGAGAAACCTCGGAAGCTGAGAACCTGGCAGGGTTTCAAACCCAACCGAGTTCCCGTTTAGACAAGTGGTTCCTGAAAGACATCTATCAAGATGCTTTCCAAGGCGGGGCAAGGTTTTCGTTAGAAAACCTAAACCTTCTGCTAAGACTCTCTTCTTGACTTTTCGCAAAGTCTTGGAGAGAGCTTGTGTGTTGAACACTGCTCCATGTGTCTTCGAGAGATCACAAAGCAGTGCAGCGATGAGTTCATACTCGTCTAGGCTATTAGTGGGTACCATAAGGTATTCCTCCTAGTAGCATGCACACGCCCCGTGATTCCCAAACGAAGAGACTCCGTCTCTCAAATCCTAATAATGGCATCGATTAAGACACCAATAAAAGACTTGATTACCAAACCTACACGAAATGTAACAAATGCACCCGCGAGGGTACACTGCTGCATGAGGGTAAGCTTGGAGACAGGCCTAATTACACCGAGCTACAAGGAATACTGGAATGGCGAGATGGTCGCACAGATGTTAGTTTCCGTTAAAGACGGAAAGTTGCACTATGCGCCCGTCGGGCCTTCCTACGTATACGAAGTATACTCGCTGTAACTAAACATATAGATGAAGTCCCACAATGAAACTGTATTCCCATTCCGAACTTTGCTTCTCGACATATGATGATAAATCATCTCTGTCGCCAAACGTAACACGTATCTCGATCTATCCGTATAAACGGAGAGGCCAAGACGTCCCGATCCGTACCTGGTTAAGGTACAGAACAGGCCACGTATGCGTCTGGTACAGAATCGCGAAGCAAATCGGTATAAAGGAACGCAGTTTCATTGTAAGTGCCTTCCGAGCGGGTGGACCTAAATCCCTCCGCTAACCAAGGCAGCGGCACCGCTCCCGGTACAATCGAACAACACGGTCGTTGCGGCGCCAGTAGTGGCGACGAACGACATGATGTTCGCGAGTACCTCCTTCATCTGCACATCAGTCAAAGTCGCTCCAACGGGAGCGTCCAAGACGAGATACGCAGATGTCGTGACAGTCAACGCTGTATCAACGTCAGAGACCGACTCTTTGTCGAATCTGATGACGCTGCGACGACGTTGCTTGAGTCCAAGACCCGTCTCCTGATGTTTGATCAGGAGGCGATGCTTGGCAGCCGGAGATTCGCCTATAAGGGCGAATTCGGTTGCGCGGTCCGCAGTGCTGAGGCGGGTGAACTCACGTTCAGTCCCGGCAGCATTCTTTACTTCGTTCGTATTTAGCGTGTTTGTTAACATGCTGGTATGGTCTACTTGAATGTGTACATATGTACACGTTTTGGTGGATTAGTACGTAAAATACGTACTATGTTTAGTGGCGCCTCCTCTTCCTAGAAAGGATGAGAGCTGCGCCTAGACTGAACTCATTTAAGTTCAGCCCGCTCGATTGTATCGAGCTAGATGACGGCATTTCAACTTGACGGCGATAAGCCGTCTCGAAGATAACCGGCATCGGGCACGATCCGATCGAACCAACAAGTGCGTTCCAAGGGTTACTGTACTGGTGTACAGTAAGCTCAATAGAACGTGCTCGCTTGATCGACCAGAGGTACCTGTGTATGTTAATCACAGGTTTCATGTTACTCGTTCGCAACGTGTTGAGCCAACGGCTTACGCCGAAGACCCAATCCACAACGAACGACCAGGGTATAGCATTCCAGATGATAGCCGGGTTCAAATTTAGACCCAGTGCATCTAAGAGCGCTAACACTCGAGCATGCTCGAGCTGGTACTGCGTATAATTGTAATTATACTGCAGTTGCGCATGAAATACAGACGGGCTATGCCTAGTTTGACGCAAGCACTCAAGAGCGGCTTGTACCGGATGATCGACAAATTGTCCATCATTAAGTATATAACCACTCTTTTTACTTGACGAGTCAACGTACTCATTCCATATCCAGACAAAATGTCTGGACATGGGCCGTCCCTGTCGAGCTACGAGATCGTTTAGACGTTTCTCGTAGCGGGACAAAGCAGTCCGAAGACTGCAAATGTCCGATAGGAGGGTAGCGATATTGAACTTCCATTGGAGGTACAAGTCGCTCCCAACGCGGAGCATCTGACGTAAGGTTCGTCCACGATTAGTCAACGTTTGAAACGTTGTCGCGAACTGCCTTAGGCCAGATATAGTACGAGGTAATGAAGCAAAGTCCTTCAACTCAATAATAGAGTTGAGCAGACTAAGTTCAGACTTAATCTCTGGAAGAAGGGTCTTTAACGACCTTTCCTTCAGATCACTAAGCGACGTCGGTGGAGGTACAAAACTTCCATCCGGCTCCTCGACTATGTATGCCTGCAGCCCCTCTACAGGGTATGCAGCTTCTCCGAACCCTCGCGAAGGGTTTTGCGGGCTCCAATCATAGAGCAGCAGAGGTTCCATATTGGTACCACGATAAGGGCGATCGAAATTGCCCCTAAGAGGATATCCATGTACGAAACCTAAACTGCCAGCTTTGTAAGTACTCCAGCGTTTGTAATGCTGGAATGACTTCCAGGCCTTATAATGAAGATCAGAATTAGGAGTATACTTTTCATAGAGCACCTGATAAGGTGGACTATAGAAGAGCATAGTATCCTGATCCGGATCTTCGGGATGCAATGCGTATAACTTTTCGAAAGTTACTACTACAGTGCGCCCTGGAACCGTGCGTTCGCGATATTGGGTATATGGCATACACGTGGAATTGAACAGTGTTCAATATGAGGCTACCGGC